GGTGTACCAGCGACATGGGATGGGACACCAACAAGTGGGAGCGAGAAGGGGAAGTTGCCAACAACAGATGAGGCACCACCCATACCACCACCGAGAGGATCTGAGGGGGTACCTGAGAAGTAGGTTTCATCAACACGGTCGGTGTAGTTGAACCATTGGGGACCACCAACAGCGAGGGTGGCAACACGGTCAACGTTCGAGTCGGGTTGAACAACCCAGACGATTTCTTTAACGGGGTGGTTAAAGTTGAGTTTGATCTTGTTGCTGGCTGAGGTCACTGATTCATCACCGGTGAATTGGAGTTGTTCAATGAGGTATTCGTGTGAGACTTGGGCGAAGCGGCGACGTTCATCAGTGTCGAGGTAGATGTAATCGACCCAGAGTGAAGCAGCAACGAGTTGGGGGGTAGCAACGGTACCGCGTTTCCAGAAGCAATCAGCGGCTTCACGGAATTCGAGGTTGATTTTAACTTCGTGGTATTGGAGTGCAATGAGTGGGAGGGCAAGACCAGGGTTGCGGCAAAACCAGAATTGGAGGGGAACGAAGAGGGTGGTTGATGGCATGCATGAGGTGGAACTGCATTCAGTGCCTGTAGTAGCGACACCAGCAATTGGTTGGGTAAGACGGGGGACGTTACCAACCATGTTGGCGTAACCGGCTTGGTGACCAGCAGTTTGGGTGAGTTCGTTCCAGATGTGCATCCAGTCACCGTAGTGTTTGTCAATGCGTTGACCGCCGATTTCGACTTCAACGTTCTTGACGAGCACGTGACCGAGCCAGTTGAGCCAACGGAAACCAGCACCAGCAGCGGTGGTGCGGACTTCGGGGAGTGTTACTTGGAGGTAAACACGGTGGATAAGATCGCCGTTACGTGAGATGGTAGCGGTGACTTTCTTGCCGAAGTCGGCTTGACCGTTGAAGGTTTGTTCAATCGATTCCATCGAGAAGTTGGTGTGACGACGGTAAACGATTTTGAAGAAGGTAACTTGGGCGTTACCAGTAAGATAGATATCTTGAGCGCCATAGGCGACAAGTTGCATAAGACCACCGGACATGATAGATTAAATTATTTTATACTTTAATAAAAGAAAAAAAATTTTTAAGAAAATAAAAAATATAAATTATTAAATACATCAATTATACTTTGTTTTGCCTCAATGAATTATTTTATTGATTAAAATTATTATCGGAAATTTTAAATTTATGATTTTTATAAATGTTAGAAATAAAGAATAAATAATCTTAAATAATAATAAATAATAATAATATGTCTAGTAACAGAAATAGCACTGATCAAAAAGAATATGAGAGATTATCAGATGCTCATACAATTTATTTAGCTGAACTTGTTAAAGAAAAACAAAAATTAATAAATCAGCCAGATGATCAAGACTTAAGAAGAAAAATTTCTACGATGGAAAGAGAAGCTGCTGCTCGTGATGCTGAAATTAGAGCTATGCAGCAAAAAATAAATCAAAGTCCCCCGAGAGTAGGTGTTAGAGAGTCTAGATCCCAGGATGGTCAGACCCGTCCATCTGGATCCCCTGAAAATCCATCCACCACACCTAGATTCCAGGATGGTCAGAGCCGTACACCTGGATCATCTGATGGACAGGCTCAACGTACACCTAGATCCGCTGAAGAAAAAATAAAATCTTCCCTTAGTTCTATTCAAAAAGAGCCAATAAAAATTATTGAAGTTAACCAAAATGATGGTAATATGATTGATGTTTCCACAGTTGCGGTGTTACAAAATGGTGCTATTACAGTACCTGGAATAGAATCATATTTAGGTAATGTGTTAAGTTATTCAGAATCTAAAGAAAAAATATCCCATGGAATGATTTATTATCTTAGAAAAGACATTTATGAAGGTCTTAACAAGAAATACCATAGTGTTGCAAATAATTTAAGTGAAATACAAGCACTATCTAATTATACTTTAAATACAATTACATACGATGAAATATTGAAGGGTTATAACGGACGCACTATACAGATTGATGCAACTAAACCACCACCACCAGGAGTTACTTTAAATCAAAAGACAACTTCTGTAACACCCTTGCCGGTAGACCAATTTGTAAACCCAACAAAACAACCAGCAGCAAACACAAAACCAGCAGCAAACACAAAACCAACACCAGAAGCAGCACCACCAACACCAAAACAACAAGCAGTAAAACCAGCAGCACCAGCAGCAACCACAAAACCAGTCGTAGCAACACCAGCACCAGGAAACCCTACTTTTGATGAATTACATGCTAATGTTAAGAAAATATTAAGAGAAGGAAAATTTCCAGATAAAATAAATGATATCAATGAAATAAAAAGTTCTATTCCAGAAAATGGCTCTATTGAATTAAAAAAGTTTAAAACATTACTAGAAGAATGGGTTAGATTAAATGCTGAGCAAAAAAAAGCAATGGATACATTTTACAGCCACCCCCATCCTGAGTTAAATAACCTTGATGGAAAAGCACTTAAAAAAAAACAAAAGGAATTATTGAACGCAGATACAGAATATATAAAAGCGCGTGACACATTTCGTGCTAAAGAAGACACAATTAAACAATTTGGTAAAGACACCGAAGCCCAACCAGGAAGAAAAGCACGTGGAAAAGAAGGATCATCAGCAGCAGATGCAGCAGCAAAACTAGCAACACCAGTAAAACCATCAGGAGCAGAAGCAGAAGCGGCAGCAGATGCAGAAGCAGAAGCGGCAGCACAAGCAGCAGCGGCTAAAGCAGGAGCAAAACCAGTAGGATCATCAGCACCAGCACCATCCCCTGAAGCCGCAGCAAAACCAACAGGATCACCAGCAGCAAAACCAACAGGATCACCAGCAGCAAAACCAGAACTCAAAGTAGATGGAGAATCCAAAGGAGAATCACATGCCGGTGGTGGAACGAAAAAATTATTACCAAAACCTAAACACACAGGACTTGTGAAAAAAAGTAAACACGTTAAATAAAAATAATTAAATGTAGTTAATTTTTGGTTTTTATTTTTATTTGAATTAATAACAATATAAAGACTTTTTATTAAATTTTAATCATATTTTGCACTACAGGGTATTTCCCTAATATATTATGACGGTTAAAGTGAAAACAAAGAACAAGATTGTTCAAGATCAACGTTTGACTTTAGATGCCATTCATCTTAAGCAAATAAAAAAATTCCAGACTCTTCAAAAATCAATTCCTCAAAAAACTAAGGAAATTTCCAAAATAGAAGACCAAATCAAAAAGTTACAAAAGGATGCTGATGCAAAAAAAAATGATTTCTTTGAATACTTTGAATTAATGGATCAAAGAAGAATTTTAGAATTAAAAATCCGAGATTTGGAAAAAGAAATAGAGGAAATTAAAAGTAATCGTGAAGAAGAAGAGTATTTATTAGATGTTGGACATATTATGACCCAATATTATATTAATCGTGATAATCATCAAAGTGATGGTAATACAACCACGTCAAAAAATGCCCCAGTCAAAAAACCTAATAAAAAGACCAAAGATGTTTTTGATCTTTTTGAACATTACACTATTGACACAAATAATAACAATAATAATGAAGAAGAAGAAAATGAAAAAGAAAAGGAAGTTGATACAAACTTTAACGAATCAATGATAGACAAAAGTTTTAGACGCGAAAAAATGACAAAATTAGATATTTACAATCATGTTATGTCAAAAGTAGATGATGATTTCGTACCAGAAGACTTATTTGAAACTTCTGAAAATGATGAATGTCCATTTTGTCAAACTGACAGAGAATTATATCAAAATGAAGGTAAACTGGTTTGTCCCAAATGTTTTTATGTTGATTTTATTTTAATTGACTCTGATAAACCTTCATACCGAGATACACCGAAAGAAATGACCAATTTTGCTTATAAAAGACGTAACCATTTTATTGAGGTTTTATCTCAATATCAAGGACGTGAGACAACTGAAATTCCAGAAGAAGTATATGTTGAAATTCTCCAAGAACTGAAAAAGAATAGAATCACAAAGGTTTCTGATTTAACTAATGTTAAATTGAGATCAATTCTTAAAAAAATAGAACAAAATAGATATTATGAACACATTCCATTTATAATATATCAATTAACTGGTCTAAAACCACCTACAATTACTAGTAAAGTTAGAAAACGATTAATCGAAATGTTTAATGATATTCAAATACCATTCGCTAAATATTGTCCAACTGAAAGAAGAAATTTTCTTTCATATTCATATATTCTATATAAATTCTTTGAATTATTGGAACTTGATGAGCATCTACCATATTTAAATTTATTAAAAAGTCGTGATAAATTACATCAACAAGATGTGATTTGGGAAAAAATATGTCAGGATCTTAGATGGGAATATATTCCATCTGTCTAAATCCTAAATTCTAAATCCTAAAAGAAAGTGTATTTCTTTTCATCTGTGGTTGAACCTGATTTATTTGGTGGATCAAAACTGATATCATCGGATAAATCAATTTCTTCATCAAATTCTAAACCATCGGCAAACATTTTTCTTTCATCCATATTATTGAGACTTTCAATTTGTTTTGGTTGTGCGTGAGGTTGTTGTTGTGGTGATATAATTAATTCCTCTGTAGTAATAGGTGGTGTAATTTCTTCTATTTTAAGTGTTACTTGGGCTTTTTCAACATTGATAATAGGATCTTCTTTTTTTGTCTTTTTAGTTTCTTCATCCATGACAACATGTTTAATATCGTCATCTTTATCTTTATCTTTAACACCACCTATTTGATTCTGTTGTTTTTCTTGAATAACTGGTTCAACTACTTTAATTTCGTCTACTTTGATTTCTTCTAATTTCATTTCTTCTACTTTCATTTCTTCTAATTTCATTTCCTCTTCTTTCTTTTTCTCTTCTTCAATTTGCTTTTGACGAAGTTCAGTTTCCTGCTTTTCTAATTCATATGCAATTAGATCTTCCTCTTCTTGTTTTTTAACAATATTTTCAATATCGTTCATTGATAATTCAGGCAATTGTTCAAATAATTCACCACCAATTTGCTGTATATTTTCTATATTCTGATCTATATTCTGATCTATATTATGATCATTGTAATTTGCAATTTCCTTTTTAACAATTTCACGAAGATTGTTTTGGTAACTTTGACTAACACCCTTCATAGATTCTTTCTTCGTTTCTTCTTCATATTGTTCCTGGTTAAATGTATCTTGAAGGTATGTTTTAAGTATTCTACGAACTGGTAAAAGTTGTCTAATAGTTTCAGTAATTGCAGTACTAATTATAGATTCACATTGTGGGATATTCTTTTGACGTTCAATTGGACTCATTTCAGGTCCATCGTAAAAGAAAAATGGGTTTTTATAAAATTCTCTGGCAGAATTAATGTAACATTTATGAATAAAATGTTCTGGTTTGGGAACATCAATTTGAGTTTGTTTTGATTTAGAATTATCATTTCGAATAGATTGTAAAATTTGAGTATGACTCATGAAAACAGCAGTTATTAATTCTTTAATAAAATCACAATTTGATTCGTCTTCAATACGATGGTATTCTGTTTCAATCATATCCTGACTCCATAATCTAACCTGTGATAAATAATCTTGAAATTCAGCAAGAACTTCATTAAAACGATTTTCGGAAACGCATTTTTTCTTTGATTCATCATATAAAAATTTGAGACCGCTACAAATAGGTGTTTTAAGAATATTTACTAGTTGTAAACTATATTCTTGTTTGGCATCGGTTAAAATGGCTAATTTTGCTTCTTCCATCTGATTAATTATATTAATTTTTAATTTAAAAATTGCACAGATAAAAAATAATATTAGGAAACGCAGAGATGATAATATATCTATTTAATATTTTAGATTGTGTTAGATCTTTTCATGAGTCTTTTTACATATGCTTATAAAAAACCATTAATTTGGTACGCTTCAGGTGTGATTATTTTTAACCATGATTTCACAAAAACTATTATTGTTAAAACGCCAAAAGGTAATGTTGGGTTTCCCAAAGGAGGTAAAGAATTTCAAGAATTGTTACATCAAACTGCTCATAGGGAAGTTGAAGAAGAAACTGGTTTGAAACCTTCACAATATAAACATGATAATATACTAGTTGGTGAAAAAAAGGGTGATCCAAATAAAGGTAATTGTACTATTTATTATTTTATTGCATATGTTGATGAAAAAACAGAAACAATCCCTTTAAAATGCTGTATTCCAAATGAACTCAGTTTTATTGAATGGGTATCATTGACTGATGCACATACGATGCTTTGTAAAAGACGAAGTGATATTCTTGAGAAAGCATATTCGTATATTATTGAAAAAAGAAACAATAATGCACTAGATAACAATTTGTTCAAACCATTTAAAAAGAGAAATAATAATACATTTAATTACACCTCAAGATCAAATACAGATTATGATATCACACGAGTTCCTACAAATAACTTAAAATTCAAAAAAAAAGATTCTCAAAATCAAAATCAAAATAAAAATACTCAATCGAATCTTCAACTTTTAATGCATAATGAAAAAATTGGAATTTAATAAATGCTAGATTGTTGTATTTTACTTTTTTTTTTTAACAATGAATATCAATATAATATTATTCGAAATATAATATATAATATACTATACAAGATCAAACATGTCAGAATATTATGATGAGGAATATACTAAAGATAATCGGCGTAACTCAAAAAAAGAAGCCGCCGTAAATCATTTTAAAGGTGGTAAAAAAATGGCTAGAAGACATAAAGATACAGTTCAAGAAAAGGATAAAACCGTAGTCGAAGAAGCCGAAATTAGTCGATTGGGATTCAAAGTACGTCAAGAACTTAAAAATCAAACTTTCAAATTGATAAAAGATGAAATTATTGATGATATTCCAACTAATAAGGTCTTTGGTAATAAATATATTAGAGAAACTATTTGCTATAAACAAAAAGATGAAATTGAAATTGAACCTGAAGATCTAGAATTGATTCATGATGAAGGTCCAATTATTAAAAATTTATGTGATAATGAAGATGTGATTTCTTTTATTTGGGATCTTCCAGAAAATGAAAAATCAAAATGGATATTCCTTAATCATCCAAATCCACGTAGTCCATGTGCGAATTTTGATAAATCAGGAAGTGCATACGAAGAAGCACTAATTCTGTCATCTGGTTTATATCGCTCATTGATGGAAGGAGAAGGTAAAGATATGTATGTTAAAAATATTAAATTAGACGAAAAAAAACTAGATGGTATTTATCGTTCTGATTTAATTTATTCACCAAATGTCCCATTATTTCGTGATAATGAGATGAATTTAATTGAAAATTATGAAAATGAATATACAAAAATGAATGTTATTAGTATTCCAGCAGTAAATTATAAAATTTATTCTCAAGACGATGATTTTTCATTTGAAAAATATGAAAAAAATATGCGCTCTCGAATCAATCGTATTCTTAAAGTTGCATTGAAACATGAACATACCAAAATTTTTATTACCCCGTGGGGATGTGGTCTTGAACAGGGTCCTTGGGATGATGTTATTGAATGGTTTAAAGAAGATGATTTCTTCGATTTCTTTGATGAAGTTTATTTTTTACAAGTTTAAGTTCATAAAAATTGAATTTTATATTTTTTATTTTATAAATACTAATAAATCAATTAAATCAATTAAATCATATAAAATGGTTCAATATTATAAAATTGTTATTTTAGGCAATAAAAAAGTTGATGATAAAGAAGTTGTTAAGGTATGGTTTCATCCATGGGATCATCATAACGGTAATAAATTATTAGAACATGCATGGTTTAACAATAAATTCATGTATATGATTGAACATTTAATTAGCCAAGAAGGTCCATTTTATATGTCACGAATTATTTGGTGTGGTGATTATGCAGATAATGATGAAGACATGAAAAATCAATATAATGAGCCTTGTAATCTATACAATGCATGTGATTACAAATTTATAAAATCTAAATTTATATTTCCAACTAAGATTGATAATAGTTCTCATCGGTATATCGTAAATCACACACAGAAATTATATGTTGATAAAGAATATCATAATAAAAACGAAGATTATAATGATTATGATGGAGATACATACAAAATTCACCCTTTACCTTTACTTGTTTTAGATAAATACAAAAAAAGTGGTGGTGGAGATTATTTTGGTACTAATCAACAATTATGTGGTTCATGGTCTCGTGATGTTATTTCACTTGAAAAAGTGATTCCAGTGGGGTTTAATCAATTGATTTGTGATTTTAATGTATAGGATACTAAAAAAAAGTTCCTAGATAATTAAATTGGTTTAAATTATTTATTTTATTTTTTATATCTTCTTTAATATCTATTCCTAGAACAGATAATTCTAGATATAATCTATCTTTTAATTCATTAATTGTAATCTTATGATTAGTTTGTGTTATTTTACGAAGTATTTCATATGGATTTTGACATCCAATATCTCTTAAAATAGTTTGTAATCCTTCCGATATAATAGTAGGTTCTAGTTCCAATTCTAAATTAAGTTTTTCAAGATTAGGTGTAATTTTATTTAACCCACGAATCAATGATTTAACAGTTAAAAGAGAATATCCAAATGGCATAGGTAAATTTCTTAAAATGGTTGAATCAGTTAGATCTCTTTGCAATCTAGATTTACATAAACGTCGACTAAGAAATTCAAACATATTTGTGGCTAGATCTGCATTTCCTTCGGCATTTTCAAAATCAATTGGATTAATCTTTTGAGGCATGGCTGAAGAACCTACTTGATCTTTTTCAATATGTTGATTAAAATTTCCATTAGAAATCATTAACCAAACATCTTGACAAAAATCGGATATAATACAATTGATATTTTTATAAGCATCAAAAATCGGCGACCAATAAGTATATGGTAGATTTTGTGTTGTATATTTGATTCTTTTAAGATGATATTGATCTGCTAAATGTTGATCAAATATTTTATGCCAATCTTGATCAGGATCAACTAAATAATGTGCATTTAGATGTCCTACTGCACCTCCAAACTTTGTTGGTATTCCATCTTTTGTTAAATTGTATAAAATATTGATGTGATATTTGATGGCTTCATTAACTATTTTAAATTGATTACCAATAGTTGTAGGGATTGCAGGTTGTCCATGTGTCTTTGCTAGCATGACTATATCTTTATAATCTTGTGATTTATTATGCAAAACTTCAATTAATCTATTGTAATTTTTATACAATACTTCATGAAAGTGTTTCAATTGTAGAGATAATGCTGGAGTGTTAATATCTTGTGAAGTTAATCCATAATGAACCATTTCAATAGTTGCAGAATCAACTAGAAGGTGATTAAGATAATTTCTTAAAAAATATTCAACGGCTTTTACATCATGTTTAGTTGTTTTTTCAATTTCTTTAATTTCTAGATAGGCATCTTTAAAATCAGATTTAATTAATTCATTAAGTTTTTCAATAACTTTTGAATCTAGAATACATTTTTTAATTTTAACTATTTCTAGGAAGTACTTTATTTCAATCTCTAAACGAAATTTCATGAAACCAAATTCACCTCCATATTGAATTTCTTTTAAAGATTCAGAATAACGATCGTCTAAGGGACAAAATGTTGATGTTGATGTTGTCATAATATTTATTTTAATTATTAATTATTAATTATTAATTATTATGATAGTATAAATCTTATAATTTTTATAAAAAATTGAAATAAAAATATATCTAGAACAAGAATGTTTTCCATTTTATAATGAAATTTGAAATTCTAGATAGCAATGTTTCTTTGACAATGAATGTATTTCTTGTCATTGCTAATATTATAAATCTTGTTTATAACTTACCACAAATTATTAAGACATATAAATCAAAATCAACTGGTGATTTTAGTGAATGGTTTCTTTTCTTAAGATTCGTAGGAAATATCATTTGGATCGGATATGCAGTTGAAATCAATAGTATGTTAATGTTGATTAATACACTAGTTACAGTCTTATCATCAGTTTTTATAGGTTATTATAAAATTATTGAAATCTATAATAACAGAAAAAAAAGTAAATATTCCCCATTACCATTAACAAATTTAGATCTAGAGAATGTAGAGAATGAAGAGAATGAAACTAATGAAAAAAATGATTTCGATAAAATTATAATTTATGATCCTTAAATGATTTTAATAATTGTTTTGGTATCTGTAAATATTTTTAATTTATAAATTTGATTTTTTTTAAAAACACCTTCACTAAGATGGAAAGATGTATCATCTGGATTAGATCCATTTAAAAATATTACATCACCATTTTGATTTTGATGAATATCAAATATATATTGTGGATCTTCCCATGTATTTTCATTTTTATAATACATATATGAATAGAAAGAGAATGATTTATTAATAATATTATTTAATTGATCTATAAAAATGGGAACATCTGGATATATTTGAAGTACATCTCTAAATATTTCATTAATTGTCCCCTGAAAGACAACTCTTTTATTATAGTTGGTGGTCATTTTGAAATTATCAACTATTTTTTAATTATAAAAAGAAAAATTAATATCAATTTTTGTTTCATTCAATTTAATATACGTGGTTGACTCCATCTTTGTGTAAGAAATAAGGTAATACATATAAGATTAAAAATAATGACATATATTGATTTACTTCTTTAAATGTTGCATAATATATAGCAAATAATGCCGTAAATGTTATCATTATTGCATCGGCTAAAAGTATTTTCCATCCAGAAGCACTGTATTTTTTGAATAGATCAAATATGGCATTATGACCTTGTGGTAAAGGATTAATGACTAATACATATAATAAAAAGTCATGTACTACTTGTATTGCGATTAGAATTACTAAGAATTTGGTTAAAGACCATTTCCATCCTAGTTTTGTATAAACATATCGAGCTAATAAAACACCGAGTACCATAATTGATACATCACATAATATGGCACTTAATCCATATGTAGTCCACCATTGACTTACTGGTTTTCCAAAAAATGCTGGAAAATATCTAATCATTGCCAAAAATATTAATTCGATTGTTAAAGCGCCCAAAAAAATTGGAAAGATTGTTTTAACGTCATAATAGTTACCTAAAGTTGTATTCATTTTTATTTATATATAAGAATGAAAAATAATAAAAATAAAAATAAAAAATACTTATCATTTATTTAATTTAAGCAGGGAAACCAACCATCTTGGCACCAATACCAAGACCGGCACCTGAACGAGCCCAGTCGGCCATGAGGTTTTGACCTTGGGCATTACGACGACCGAAGAGATCAAGGAGAGCAAATGTAGCGGCGGCAACAGCGGCAATCATGATGACTTCTTCTAATTCGAGTTTTTTCTTGGGGAGAGCAAAGGCCGCAATAGCAACAACGAGACCTTCTACAATATAGGTAACGGCTCTGCGAACGAGTTCTTGAGCATCAACAACAACTTGGGTCATTTTAATTTAATTAGATCTTTATAAAATAGAAAGAGAAAAAAATAAAATAAAATTGATTTATTAGATACTTGAAAAATATTGATAAAAATATTGGTACGAAATATTAAATGACTTTTCAACTTCAAACAAAGATCAAGAAAAATAAAAATAAACCATCATCGTGGATGATTATTGATCTAGATCATGTCTTTAGAAGACATTACATTGGATTAAAAAATTATTATATTAAAAATAATTCCGATAAATATACTGAACAATATGATTGGGTATCGAATTTTAATTTTATAAATGAACTATCGAAACAAATAAAAAATAAAATTACTAACTTAGTTGCTGTCAATAAATATATACAACCAAATCATGTAATTTTAACAAACGAACTAATTCAACCTGATAATTTAGAATGTGGATGGCGTAAAAATATCTTTCCAGATTGGAATAAAAAAATTAATCAATCCGATCATGTTTGGGGAAATATATATGATACTTATTTTAAAAAATTTATTAATGAAAGAGGATATATATATTTTCAATATCAAAATACCGAAACAAATGATATTATTGCGACGGTTGTTAAAATAATTGAAAATGAGTTTACATGTGATTACATAACTATAATTTCACAGGATTCCGATTTTTATCAATTAATTAATGATAAAATTACAGTATTAAATATTAATGGTGAAGAAGAAACTTCTAGAATATTACCATCTGGTGAAATTAATTTATGGTACAAAATTATAAATGGTCAACAATCTAATAATGTACCTAGTTTGAAATTCAATTATAATTTTATTAAAAAATTCTTAAAAGATGATTACGATGATAATCTAGAAACATCACTTTATCGAGAATTAACAAAAAAAGAATTATATCTAGTTCTACATAATCTCAATGATTTTAAAAATCTTATTGAAGAATCACAAGATACTGTGGAAAACAATCAATTATATATTAATCAAAAAATAATTGATTTTAACTTTATCCCTTCGAAGATAGCCAATGATATTGCTAAATCTTTTTGGTATGAATATAATAAAACTATCAATATATTTAACGATCAATCATCGACATCATTTTTAGAATCTGTATCTAAATCATCTCTTGGTATGACAGAAACTAGTAAGAAAATAAACAAAACTAACTCTAACAATATATTCAGTATTTTAGATGTTGATGTAGATGAAAATGATAGCAATGAAAGTGAAGATTAAGATGAATATTTTCTCATCATATAATAAATTTATAACTATTTTTTATGGTTTATTCAAATAGTAATAATATAATAAATAATGTCCAAACAAAAGATGATGTACTTAATCATCCTTTTATTATGATGGGGTTATTATTTGCTTTTTTATTTGTTGTAATTTATGTAATTTATAAATATGCTGTAACTAATTCCCCAGTTCAAGGATATACATATTATGCAAATGATATTTTGAAATTAGATCCTCTATTTACTGAAACATTAACAAATATTGATGATTGTGTTGATATGTGCAAAAATCAAATAAATTGTGATGGTATAACCTATGATAATAATACAAATGTATGTATTGGTCAAAAAGAAGGTCGTTTAAGAACTGATGATGATAATTTGTATGCATGGGTTAAAAAGAAAGGGACGTCATCATTGATATTAAAAGGTGAAATAAAGGATTTCCAAGAAACTAAAATTTTAATAAATAGTATTAAATCGAATAATAGTTTAGCAATACCCTCGAAAAATATTTCTAATCCACCATTTATAGATTCATTTTCATATTCTTTTGTAATTAAAATAGAAGATTGGTATGAAAATTATAGTTTTTGGAGACATATTTTACATAAAGGATCTCCTCCAGATAAATCTAGCAATAATAAAATGAAAAAATTAGAATATCCTAATTGGGAACAAATTATGGTTGATTTACCTGAACAAACGCTTGGATTTTGGTTATCTCCTTTTCAAAATAACTTACGTGTTGCTGTTACAACTCTTTCTAAAATTCCTAAGAGTAAAAATTACGAACATGCTAACATTGAAAAATGTAAATGTGAAGTAATAAATACTGATATCACCAATCAAAATCAACCAAGAGTTCATTGTTCAAATTGCTGGATTACAGATCAAGAAGATGATATGGATCGTCGTACAGAATCCATTATTGATACCAAAGATTTTCAAACTATGGATTATGTTGATATTCAAGATTTACAGACTAATGTACCAATACATATTGCTGTTTCAATTAAAGGTGCTATTATTGAGGTTTATGTTAATGGTGTTTTTAAAGTTAGTAAAGTATTAAATGGTGTACCTAAATGGAATAATGGTGATTTATATATTCATAATCCATTAAGTTATAAAGGTATTCTTAATAATTTATCTGTCATTCCAGGTACTATTAATGGTGAGATAGTAAAAAAAATATATAATGAGTTCGTAATCAATAATCAATAATTAAAAATAAAAAAATAAAAGATCTATTTTCTAGATGTTTAGTCTAAAATAGTATTTATTTGGAACTTTGTTTTTTTGATTTTTTTGTCTTTTGTGATGATTTAACACTTTTTTTCTTATTCATCTTTGTTTTTTTACCTTTTCCTGTTCCTTTGCTTTTAGATTTGGATTTACCCTTACCTTTAGATGTTTTAGAACTTCTAAGAATTGTGTTAAGATTAGTAGCCACATTAGTTACACCATTGATACTTGTGTAATTATCTCTCGCAAAATTATCAATATCATTACTTGTTCTAGGTCCTTGATATTTTGAAATAGGTTTTCCTTTATTAAGACATACAATTGTAGGGAATCCTTCAACATTTTGACGGTGTTCTTCACCAACTGAACTTAAATTTTCACTTTCCACTTCAGCAACATTAATACTTTTATCTACTGAGTATTTTTCAGCAAATTTTTGCCATTCTGGTTTCATTACTTGACAATGAGGACACCAGTTAGCGTAATATAAAACAATCCAGTATCCCTTACGAGATTCATTTGTGAATTGTTCAGCAGATTTTGGATCAGATACTTTGAGATGCATATTTATTTTATAGTTCGAAAATAAATTTTATATAGTTATAAATAATAAAAACAAACTCAAACAAGTATAGAATGGGAAATTTTATAGTTCAAACATTAATTTATGGGATATTACTGATTTTATTTACCATGGGTGTTATCTATGTGTATAAATATTTTAGACCAACATTTAAAAAAAATCCTAAAATATTATTGGAAAATTCCATTATCCTAGAAGATCCTAATTTTAAAATTAGATTTACTCCGAATGATATACCATTACCAAATATTGAAAAAGGAGATCAATTAGGTGTTTCATTTGGATTTAGAGTTTATTTGGAAAATGCAATGGAAAATGAAAAATGGGGAAGTCGTTTTGATAAATTAAAACCAATTATTGATTTTTCTCCTAGTATTTATTACCATCCTTATGATAATTATTTTGAATTTGGTGTCGAAGTAAAAGATAATATTCAAATGACTAGTATTGAAACTCTAAAATACAAAGATCCCCCTCTCCAAAAATGGTTAAACTTTATTGTAGTTTTTAGTTCAACAAAAATTCAAGTATATATTGATAATGTTTTAATAACAAGTAAAAAAATAAAAAATCCTCCAATTATTAAACCTAGATATCTTCAAATTGGTGAAGAAAATAATAATGTTAAGGGAGAATTAGGTAAAATTATGTATTGGCCTTATCCTTTAGATTCATCTGAAATATTTAATGCAAATAAAATATTAGTTTATGGTTAAAAAAATATCTTATCAAATATTTAAAAGACAAAGATAAATATAAAAGTCAATATAAAATGTCGTTCTTACAAATTCTTTTAATATTTTTTGTGATGGTTGTAATTGTATATATAATTATGAGTGTATATGCATTTTACAAAAAAAACCGTTCTGTAACATTTGACATTAAACAATTATTACCAAAGGAACATAATGCTGATCAATATATAATTATAGACAAATCTAATATTCCTTTATCTGCACAAGGTAATGAATATTCAATATCTTTCTGGATGTTTATCAAAGATTACAATTATCGTTATGGTAGCAATAAAACAATATTATACCGTGGTGATAAAGCAAACACAGAATCTAATCCATACATTTTCTTACATCCTAAAACAAATGATATGACAATTAAAGTTCAGTTACAAACTGATACAATTGTAGGTAGACCATCAACACAATCAGTTAATGTTAGAGAAGGATTCCAACCAATGCCATTTGAATATTTTAATGCATCAAATATTAGTGGTAACACCGTTAGTGAATCTTTTAATCCAACTGATGCAGCAGGAAATCCATTACCAACTGATCCCACAAACTCAAGTTCAAGTGCACCAGTTGGTGATGTAAATTCTAGATTAGAAAGAATTGAAACACAAATGCAAAGATTAATTGGTATGAGACCTGAAAGCACACCAACCCCATCTGGTGGCAATACAAGTTCTAGTTCCAATTCAGGTAAATCAGAAGAAATGCCTGTCACTTATGATGAATGTGTTGTAGAAAACATTCCTTTACAAAAATGGACCCATGTTGTTGTTTCAATATTTAACAATAGTGTTGAACTTTATCTTGATGGTAGACTTTATAAAACATGTTCATTAAAGGGATTTCCTAAACCAAATATGCAAAATATGCATGTATGCGCAAACGGTGGTTTTAATGGTTTAATTTCAAATCTTGAATATTCAAATATGACATTACCTGCTGAAGAAATTTATCGTAAATATTTAATGGGTCCAGAATCAACTGTTGGATTTTTAGGTGCAATCGGTGATTTCTTCTCAAGATTTATTAAAGTATTTACTGAATAAATCCTATAATTCATTCATTGATTTTATTTTTTTTATAAAAATTTGTAATTGTAATATAAAAGATAACTTACAAATATTATGTCTAATAGAAATAATAATAAAAAATTATTAAATAATAGTACTCCTGTGCAAAATGACTTTGGTTTAGGTAATAATAATACAAATAATACCAATTTAAAATCCAATTCTGGCAATAACTTAAAATCCAATTCTGTCAACAATTTGAACAATAATTTAAACACTAATTTAAACACTAATTTAAACAATAATACAAAAGCATTAAATAAAAATATTAATTCTAATCTTAATAATATTGAATCTAATTTAAATAAAGCATTACCTGAAACAAATGCTAACACAAATACTAAAACAAATACTAACATAAATACTAACACAAATAGTGATAAAAAAGGTATGTTCAATTCAACTGCAAATACAATTTCTGAATATACTGAAGAAGTCTCTAGTAATGAAACTTTAATGTTAATTTTAAAAATTGTTTTAGTACTTGTTTTATTGATTGTATTGATTCAAATTATTAAATATTTCTATGTTAAATGGGATATTGCTCAAACAAGTAGTCCTATGTTAGTAAATGGTACAAAGAACGGTAAAAATGCATTTGTTATCTCACAAGACCCAAATCACACAAATTATGTACCAATTAAAAGATCAGTAGACCAAGATGGTATTGAATTTAGTTATGCATTATGGTTTTTAATAACTGATTTTACTTACAAACAAGGAGAATGGAAACATATCTTTCACAAAGGTAATAGTTCAAGTTATCCTAACCGTGCTCCAGGTGTTTGGATCCATCCTAACACAAATATGATCCGTATTTACATGAATACTATGCAATCACTGCTTGAATATGTAGATATTGATAATATTCCTCTTCGTAAATGGGTTCATATGGTTATCGTTGTCAAGAACCGTTTCTTACATGTTTATGTCAATGGATTTCTTAAAATAAGAAAAGAATTATCAAGTCTTCCTAGACAAAATTATGGTAATGTTTGGACTAATATGTATGGTGGTTATGAAGGTTATCTAGCCAAATTACAATACTTTGATAAGGCTTTAGATCCAGTTTCGATTGATAATCTTGTCACCCAAGGTCCTGGATCAGGTAGTTGTATTGATACCAAAGAAATGCCACCATATTTAGATGACAGTTGGTGGTTAAATTAAAGATATAATTCTATATTTTTAATTTATATGATCTTGTAATATTCCTATATTTTTAAGGCATTTTTGGCTTTTAATCGTAATTTATTTTATCTATTTATAATAATAAAAAACATGAATGTTCTTACAAAAAAATTAATATTTTTATTTTGTTGTTTAATAATACTAACAATATATCTTCAAATTAGAGATAAAAATGAATTATTTTATGAACATTTTGAAATGAGTGATGAAATACCAAAAATTATATACCTTACATCAAAGACTAAAGATATTCCTGGATTTGTTATCCCAAATTGGAAAAAAATATATCCAAATTATCAAATTAAGTTATATGATAATAATGATTGTATAAATTTTTTAGGTAAAGAATACGGAGTTGAACATATTGATATTTTTAATCATATTAAAGATGGTCCAATTAAAGCAGACTTTTGGAGAGTTTGTATATTATATAAATATGGTGGGATTTATTCAGACATTGATAGTGAACCACTTGTTAATATGGAAAAAATATTGGAAAAAAACACAACATTTATGACATCAACATCAAATACTATATCTAACTTTAACCCTCAATTTATTGTTTCAAAAGCAAATCATATAATACTTAAAAAATGTATTGATAAATATATAGAAATGTATAGAAAAAACAAAGAATATACATATTGGGGTTGGTCAATAGTTAATGTAATGAAAGATGTTTTTAAAGAACATTTAGGTTATAACTTAACTAAAGATGGAATATATCTAGATAAGGAAAATAATAAATATCAAATGTTGAATGAAATAGTACCTAA